TAATTAGATAAGGTATTTAAGGGGTCATCAGTCAAGCCTGTTGCTTTACCCTCCTTTCCAAAGGTTCTTGTGTTTCCCTTTGGTTATGTGAAGCAAATTTAGGCTTGGCTGGTGGCCTCTTTTTTGTATAGATTACCTGTATGCCAGTAATTGCCTCCACCGAACTAGACGCAATAAACACGATGCTCACTACGATTGGTGAGTCTCCTGTTAATAGTGTTAATGCCTCTACCGCCGATACTCGTATTGCCCAGCTTATTTTGCAAGAAGTAGATAGGGCTACTCAAATCAAGGGTTGGAATTGGAATACTGAAAAAGATGTTCCTTTGACTCGTAACGGGTCGAATCAAATTGTACTATCAGCTAATGTGGTTCGTGTAGATGTTAGCAGAAGAGAATATCCTAGTGTAGAAGTAGTCCAAAGAGGAAATAAACTTTGGGATAAGAAGAACAAAACATTTACTTTTAGTGCTGATTTAAAAGGCGAGGTCGTGTCTTTGCTACCTTTTACAGACCTTCCAGAACAAGCAAGGTATTATATTGTTGTTAGGTCTGCTCGTTTATTTCAACAGAGAATGATTGGCGATTCAACAGGTTCAGCTTTTAGTGCTGAAGAAGAAACAACTGCTTATATGGCTCTTAATGACTCAGAGGATGAAACAGCAGACCACAACATATTTAACAATTACGATGTAGCTAAAGTAATAGCTCATAGACGCTATTTGGTTTAAGTTATGGCTGTTGCGAGTGTAAAAGGGGCAACTCAAAACCTAATTAGGACAAGCGTTCCTAATCTTATATCTGGAGTATCCCAGCAAGCAGACGCTTTAAAATTAGCTTCTCAAGCTGTTGAGCAGATTAACGGGGTGTCAAGTGTAGTGGATGGTTTGAATAAAAGGTACTCTACAAATTTAGTTAGCGTATTGAATTTTAACCAAGCTGGTTCTTCCCCTAGTTATCCTTATGCTTTTGATGGAACTAATAGCGGTAAAGCTATATATCCAAAAGAAGAGCTGTTCTATCCCTTTACAATAGAAATTTCAGAAAATGAAAAATATTTGGGGTGCTTAAGTCGTCTTATTTATGATTATAATTTTGATGGGGATGAGCTATATGATTTTAATTTAAAAATTTTTGATACTGCTGGTAATGCAAAGTATGTAATTTATCGAAATGCAGATAAAAATGTTTTTAAAAAGTTTTTGAGATACGACTCTACTACTACTGAAAATCAAGGGTATTATTTTAATACAGATAAAAATAAATACAAAAACCTTTCTATTGCTGATTTTACTTTTTTGCTCAACAACGACAAAGTTGTAAAAATGGCTTCAGATGTTACTTCAAAAGCTACAACTCAATTAGCTGGCGGGACACAAGTAAATCAAGGTTTAATTGTAGTAAAAACAGGTTATACAGGAAATGATAGACAACGACCTAGCGGTCAAATTAGCTGGTCTGTTAAAATTGTTGGCTCTGCTAGCGGAGTAGTTTTTGCTAGTGCTACTGGAACTAGTACTGAATGGAATCCAAATTCCGAACTTTTAGGAGGAACTCCTTCTGTTATTGCAACCTCTATTGCTACAAAATTAAATGCTGGTGTCGTAGCTGGTTCTGGTTGGACTGGTGGAAATATTGCCTCAAATGGGTATGTTGTAGCTATTCAACATCCTACTCAAGACTTTAAAATTGTGGTTGATGACGGATATTCTGGTACTTTGTTTTATAGCGTAAAAGATAATGTTCAAAACTTCTCTGATTTGCCTCTTATTGCTCCGCATAGATTTAAGACAACTATTGTAGGACTTCCTACGGAAGAAGGAGACGAATATTATGTTGAGCACACCAGCAATTCTACTGGAGCTACAGAGTACACGGGTGGAGGCTCATCTACTAACCCTTTAGGTATTTTTGCTTTAAATGAAGGCACTTGGTCTGAATCTGTGGCTTCTGGAATAAAATATAAATTAAATCCAGACACATTACCGCATTGTATTGTAAAACTAAGTAACGACACTTTTTTGTTTACGCCCCTAGATGGTCATACAGCTACATATACTTTAGGAGAGGGAGGAACAAAAGAATTTGTATGTCCTTCTTGGGGAGACAGGAAAATTGGAGATTTAGAAACCAATCCAGACCCAGATTTTGTTGATAATAAAATTAACAACTTATTCTTTTATAAAAATAGACTTGGCCTTCTTTCAAAAGAAAGTGTTTGCTTAAGCGAAGCTTCTGATTTTTTTAATTTCTTTAAAACCGCTGTTTCTCAAGTTTTAGATTCAGACCCAATTATTTTAACATCAAATTCCAATAAAATTGGGGAATTGTTTCACGCTGTTCCTTTTTATGACAGAGTAGTTTTGTTTTCTGATAACTGCCAATTTTCTTTGCAATCCGATGGAGAATTGACGGCAAAATCGGCCTCTTTACAGCCAAGCACCTTTTTTCCTGTTAGCACTACTTGTGCTCCAGTAGCCAGCAAAAATAAAATGTACTTTGCAAGTAATGAAAATACTTTTTCTAGTATTTATGAGTACTTTATAAACCCAAATACTATTCTTTTGGACGGATTAAATATATCTTCAAATATTCCCAACTATATTCCTTCGTTTGTTACTAATCTTTATTTAACAAATAATTACGATTTTATCTTTTGTAAAAGCTCTGGTTCAGATAACGAACTATTTGTTTATAAGTATTTTAATTCTGGTGACGAAAAAATTCAATCTGCTTGGTCAAGGTGGTCGTTGCCTAAAAATAATAAAATTCTTCATTGTTGGTTTAAAAGCAGTACATTTTTTGTTTTAACAGAGAGAAATGAGGATGTTACAACTAATTATTGCTTGTTTAGTATGAATTTAGAAGAACCTTTATCTACTTTAAAAATGGATTCTTTAAGGGACTTAGTTAATACGGACGGAGTTGGCAAAACACCTTTTTCAAATGCTGATGGTAATTTTACTATTTTAAATTTTACAAGAGATTATTTATTTCCTTTAAGCCCCGCTAAAACTTTAACTAGCACTACATTCTGGAAAAAAGCGGGAGCAGGGGGGTCAGTAGCAAACAATTTATATGACAAATTATTTACTTTTAAATCTACTTCGCCAGTAACTACAGGTTTTAACATTCCTGTATCACCAAGCAGAGTTTATTCTCCTAAAGTTGCATTAGCAACTACAGCAACACAAAGTTTAAGCTTAAACCAAGGGTTTGATTTTTCCATTATATTAAATAAAAATAAAAATTTAGTTTTAAAGCGTTTGGCAGATTTAGAATTTAGAACAACGCAAGCCAACACCTCGATTACAATGACTCTTTGGTATTCTCAAGACAATACTAACTTTACTTCTTTAGGCTCAGTTACCGCTAATTCAAATTCTACATTTACAAACATTCAAAATTTAAGTTTTTCTCCTTTAGAGTTAAAATCAGATTTAAGTGGAGAAAAGACTCATTATTTTAAATATACTTTTCATAGTGCAACAAATCAGTCTATCGAGTTGAATTTTTACGGGCTTGCCTTTGAATATGTAGATTATGACGCTAGTGAGTATTTTAATATTTCAGAGTTAGGCACGACTGGAATTTTATTTAATAAATCTCCATACAAAGTTATTACTGCAAATAATAAAGTTTATGACACTTATTATGTTTATTACAATTTAAGTAATGCCGTATCAGCTCCCGTTTCTGGAAATATAAAGTATGTAGCTCACGATAAACTTTTAGTTAAAGAATCTGATTCAAGCATAATTGCTTCCGCACGATATATTGGAATACCTTATCCTTTTGTTTATGAGCTTTCTAACCCTATTTTAAAAACTAAATCGGGAAGAGGAGAGTCAGCAGTAATAGATGGACGGCTTCAAATTAAAAATGGCATTTTATTGTTTAGTAATTCTCAATTCTTTCAAGTTGTCGTTTCACCAAAATTTAGAGACGCTTACAATTATACTTATTTGTACAATTTTATACCAAATTACATAGGAGTTAGCCCAACAAATTTAGATGTAATTAAAAGCAAAACAGGGTCGTTCTTATTTCCTGTTTATTGCAAATCGGACGAAGTAAAAGTTTTACTATTAAACAATTCAGTTTTTAATTGCTGTCTATTAGGTCTTGAGTGGGAGGCTTTATATAATGCAAGGTCAAAGCGTATTGGCTAGTTATCCTAACGGAGCGATTGTCCGTAAAACACGGATGTCCGATGCGAAATACATCTCCTCAAGGCTTCGGAAAGCTGATTTAATAGAGCTTCGAGCAAACTCTGGGTCTGCTCCAGATGTCTCTTTAATGCACAGCGTATGGTCTAGTAACCCCTGTTATACAATTTGCTTGTATGGAGAGCCTATTGCCATCTTTGGAATATGCCCTCAGAAAGATGTGGGTGTTATATGGATGATGGGTACTGACAAGGTTTTACGCATCAAAACAACCTTTTTAAAGGCTTCTAAAGAGTGGGTAAACTATTTTCTTGAATTAAAGCCCATTCTATTTAACTTTATACACGAAAAGAACACCCTGCACATTAAGTGGTTGCGGTGGTTGGGCTTTTCAATCATTAACAGATTGGAGAACTTTGGCAAAAACGGAGAAACATTTTACGAATTTGTAAAGATTAAAAACAATGTGTGAACCAGTCAGCATCGGATTTGCCGTAGCCAGTTTAGCCATTGGAGTAGCGTCTCAGTACGCTCAATACCAATCGCAGATGGATTATGCAAACCAACAAGCACAAGCCCAAAATGATGCAATCGCTCAACAGCAAGCTTATCAAAACAGACTTATTCAACTAGAAGGTGAACGCTTCCAAGCTGAGAGTAACGCAATTAGAACTCGTCAGTTGCAGGAACAGCAAGCGTTGGCAAGACAGGGGCAACAAGCTTCAATGCAAGCTAGACAAGCTCAAGCTACTGCCTTGGTTCAAGCTGGAGAGGCGGGTGTTACTGGATTGTCTGTTGACTCTTTGCTTTCTGATTTTACAAGGCAAGAACTAGGATACCAAGAGGGTATTTTAAGGGAACAACAGAACAAAGACGCTTTTTACACAGACCAGCTTATGCAAAATCGTTTACAAAGTGGGTTTAATATGGCTGAAATGAATAGGCCAATTACACGCCAGCCGATTGCATACCCAAGTGCAACAGCTTTTGGAATTGGTGTCGCTGGGCAAGCCGTTGGAGCGTACAGAGATTACCGAAATTATGGTGGCGGTATGAATCCCGAACGAAGAAGGTCAGTTTTACAAATACCAAACTAATTTATGGCCGTTGAACTTGTAAATCGTAATGGTGTTAAGGTCGGCAGACTACCTAATGCCTATATTCCTGCACCTGCTCCTGTTGTGCAGGTTGCTACCCCTAAAGTAGCTCAACCAGCGGAAGCGGTTCGCCCTATTCGTCCAGAGCAAAGTGAGCTAGGTCAGATTGCTAATTCTCTTGCTTTCTTTAACGAAAATCTTCGCAGTTTAGGTTCTGTTTACACACGAATTTCAAATGAAGAAAATCTGGCTCAAGGTCAGCAAATGGCTTTGCAGGATGTTGAAAAAGCCCGTGAGATTACTCGTTTAGGCTTTAAGAAAGCTTCTGAAGCTGGGTTGATTCAAGCTGGGGCTAATCCTTATATGAGGCTGGGCTTATATGAAACAACTGGTCAGCTTCAAGGGCAGGATTACAGGGAAAAACTACTTGCTCGAAAAGCAGAGCTTTCGTCTCCTTTTTCTACAAAGACTCCAGAACAAGTTATATCCGAAGTCCGACAAGAAGCCTTAACTAATCTTGGTGATAATTTTTATGCACAGCAGGGCTTTCTGAAAGAAGCTAATCAAGCCGAACAGACATTTAAAAATGTTGTTATTCAAGAAAAAGCCAGATTTACAGAAATACAGACTAAAGAAACGGATGCTGTTGCTACAACCAAGATTATTGGTGCATTAGCTACTGCTCAAACTCCAGAGGAAACAGAAGCATCTCTTGGAGCTGTAATAAGTCATTACAACAAGCGGTCAGTTTATGAGTCTGATGTAAACAAGGAAATGGGGAAAGATATTTACAATGGCATTATTTCCGTTGCCTTAAAAGACCCAGAAAAAGCTAAAGAAATTGCAAATAAGGTGTTTGATTTACAGATAGCCAGACGGGATGGGTCTCTTATGTCGCTTTCTGAGGCTTTTGCTGGAATAGAAGATAATGTTACAGAAAAGCTAGACCAATTAGAATATAAACGAACAATGTCACAAGACAACGAAAAGAAGATGCTTGAAAGAAAAGCTGAAGCAGAAATCGACTTAGAAATTAAAAATGCACTTGACCAAAACGCATCTATTATCAGCCCAGAGTTTGCTGAAGCCGTAAAAGAAAGGGTTTTTAAGAAATTTAATGGTGTGCGATTAGATTTTATTAGCGATCAAATTGCTAAACAAACAGCTTCGGTCAACAGATCAGATGAAGCTAGAGCCTCAGAATATGTTTTAGAATTGTCAAAAACTGATCCTGCTAAAGCATTAGAAACTCTGAAGGAAGCAACAGGAACTAATATCTCGTTTGAGACGGCTTTACAGCTTGAATCAAGAATTGCAAAAACAAATGACAACTTGCAGTTAATTCGGAGCGAGTCGGTAGGTTATTATAGTTCAAAACTTCAAGATTCTATTTTAAAATCTGAAGTATTTAAAACTGCTTACGAAACTGAAGATGAGCAAATTGAACAAGGAGTTGAAATTAAGGGCAGGTTTGATTCTAATGTAGAAGTGTTTTTAAGGACTTTGCCGAGTAATATGCCTCAAGCAGAAGTAGAGCTAGAGCTTCGCAAAGTATTACCAACAATTTTTAAGGAAACAAAAAAGGAAGTTTTGGACGATTTAAAGTCTAAAACGCTGACTAAACAGCCTTCTCTTGAAGGTGTAAAAACAAACACAAGAGGTACTGGTGCAACCGACCCAGCCGTAAAAGTGGTTTCTGATGGTATTTTTGCAGAACTGAATCCTTGGTATTCGGCTAGAAACCCTCTTGCGTTTGGTGCAATTCCAGATTCCCAAGATAAAACAGAAGCTAGAAAGATATTTTCTCGATTAGACCGAGTTGCTCAAATTCAAAACAGAGAGGTTTTTGGTAAAAGCAATCCTACTCAAATTTCTAATTTTAAGCCAGACGCAGAGAAAAAAGAACTTAAAGAACTCCAAGGATGGCTAAATAAAAAAGGAAAAACATATCTAACCACCTTGGGTAAGTATATTAAAGCTGGTGGGGCTGATACAGATTTTGGATTTTCACCCTTTTCTAAGGAAGTTAAAGAAAAGTACCAAGCTGACTATATTGAAGCTAAAAAGAGATTGGGTTTTTCCTTGCTTGAAGTCGCTAATGGGAAAACAACCGATGGTGTTGAATTTGACCCTAAAACCTTATCTATTGACGATACTTTATTTTTTCCTAATATGGAAACTTTAAGAAAGGCCACAGACGAATACAAACAGCGTTCCAATTCTGGACAGACCCGTGGAGCAGAATTGCTTTATCAAGATGTAATAAACGACCTTTATAATTTTAAATCTGAAGAAGAAGTAGAAGCATTTCAATTAAATCAATTTATGAAAGCAAAGCAAGTATTTGGAGAATAAAATATGGCATATTCCTTTGATGAACTTCAATCTTTAACAAGCTCTGCTCCAGAACCCCAAAATAACTCTGTTGCTTTTGAGGCGATGCCTCCAACTGACGATCAAGAAGGCTTGTTGCCTACCGCTGGTCGCCTTGGAACTGCTGTGCTTCGTGGAGCAAGTAAGGGAATTAGCGAGGGGCTGTCTGTTGCATCGTTTGGTAAAATAGACGATCAATTTCTAAATGTTTTTGGAGAAAGTAAAACGGCTGGTGAAGAGGTTGCTGAAAGCATTGGAAACTTTGCTTCTGGCTTTCTTCCAGCTATCGGGATTGTGGGAAAAGTGGGAAAGGTTGCTAAAGCCGTTAATGCTGGGTCAAAAATAACCAAACTATTAAATAATAGGTTTGTTCAAACCAATTTGGCTAGTGCCATTACAGATTTTGCTTTTATTGATGAAAACACAAAGCGTTTAAGCAATATTGCTGAAGAACACGGAATCCCTTTTGCTGATATTCTAGCTCAAAGCGACACGGACGATGAGTTTGCATCTCGTTTAAAGTCGGTATCAGAAGGGCTTCTTATTGGAAATGCTGTGGATTTACTTGCGGTCTCTGGGAAGGCATTGTTTAAAGCCAACAAGCTAAAGCAATCTGGAGCAACCATAGACGAAATTCAACAAGCTCTTGCTACTGACCCTCAAATTTCGGCTACTGCTAAAGCCATTAAGGAAGCCAATGAAGCCGAAGGGACGGCTGGTTTGGTTTTTAAAGGTCGTCCAGACGATGTCCCTACTACCCCTAGTGGTGTTGCAGGAAGCCCTGTTGCATCTGGGGTGCAACCACTAGCAGACCCTAGCAAGCTCAAAACAGGTGCTAGACCCGACTTAGACTTGCGTGATAGTGCTTTAGATGTTCCACGGGGAACAGCTCCAGTAAGCAAAGGACAGCTTGTAAAGTTGTTTGCTACTTACGAAGCTAATGCTGGTAAACTGGCTTTAGAAGATATTGCAACCAACGCCCCCGAAGTTCTTACAAGCATCCGTAGTCTAAATTCAGCCAAAGATACTGAAAATTGGTTTGGTTCGTTTGTTAATGCTTTTTCTGATTATCTTGGAAGTAGGAAAGGCGGGGTTATTCCCGATGCAGTAAGGTCTGATAAGGCTTTGGAATACCTTAAAAACAGCTTAGATAAATCTGGTTTTGAAGGAATAGTTGAAGGGGCAAGGGCTTCTGCTCAATTTGCAAGCCAGCTTCCTGTTCTTGCTAACTCCTATCAAATGGCTTTGTCTCTACTAAATGTAGCTACTAAAAGTTCTGTTGACACTTTCTTGTCTGAAATGGGTTCGTTTAGCGGTGTTGCTGGTAGAATTAAAAGCCTAACAGAAGCTCCTAAGTCTGTTGAAGGACTATTAAAGATGCTTGGGGTTCAGAAATCCCTTTCGGGCTACTTTAAACAGATTGGGACAGGAGCAGGTAGAACCTTGCGAGTAATGCGTAGGGCTTCTCAACAAGCGAGCCAAGCAGACGGGGTTTCTAGGGCAGTCAATGAGGTTCTTGGCCCATCGCTGGGTTCGTCAAATCAGCTAATTGGAAGCACGGCTCAAGAACTGCTTGGAGCAGTAAACTCAAAGGGAGGGTTAAAGCGTCTTGAGGAGCTTGCTCTCAAACTCAAGCTTGCTGGTAATGACGAAATTGCATTTTCAAAAATTGTAGATGCTCCAGCTAAAGGGTTGGACAGACTTGCTACTTACACAATCAACGCCTTGTTGAGTCAGCCAAAAACTTTTGCAACCTTGCAGTTAGCTTCTAATTCTCTTACAGCCTTGTACCTTCCTGTGGAGAAAGCGGTTGGAGGCTTGTTAAAGGGCGACATAAAACAAGCTAAAGATAATCTTCGTATCATTGGTTACTACACACGGCTTGCTGGAGAGGCGACTAAATGGACAATCAAATCTCTTAAAGCAGGTCAAAACTTTATTAATGCTTCAAGCGTTGTTGCTGAGCAGGTTGGCAAGAAAGAGATTCTTGGAGGAATTGAAGGTGTTGAAAAGATGTCTCCTACTTTGGCACAAGCCTTCAGAGGTATTGATGTTCTTTTAACTAGCCCAACAAGATTTATGCAAGCGATTGACGAAGGCTTTAAACAGATTGAAGTTAGGTCGTTTGCTTCAGCTCATCTCCACGGAGAAGCTTTGGAAGCTGGATTGCGAACCCCACAAGAAATTGCAAAGTATGTCGATGAAGGTCTGGACAAGCTTATTACTCAAGATGGAGCTTTGAACAGCGAAATGGCAATTCGTGGGCAAGCCCGAAAACAAGCAAAAGAGCAAGGATTAAACAAGTTTGATGCTTATGAGCTAGAAGAAAGAATGGTGGAGACTTGGCAACCAAGAATGACCAGACTTGAAAAACTTTCTGATGACTTTGCTAAAGAAGCTACTTTCACTAGACAGGGAGTGTTGGTTAAGAACGCTTCTGGGGGGTATGAAGTTGAAACAGGTATTACACAAGCCATTAGTTCTCTAGCTTCTCAATATCCCCTCATTCGTATTGCGGTTCTTCCGTTTGTAAACACCCCAATGAATGTGTTAAAAGCGGTAGGGCAACGGCTATTCCCTTCAATAACAACCCGTATCCCTGTTATAAAGGGGCTTCATAAACAGCTTATTGCTGATATTACTTCTGGAGACCCTATAAGAATGGCTTCAGCGGAAGGCCGAATTGCTATGGGTAATTTAATATCCACAACGGCTCTTATGGCTTCAGCCAGCGGAGTTATAACAGGGACAGGGCCAACCGATGAACAAGAAAGAAAGCTTCTTATTCAAACTGGATGGCAACCTCAAAGCATCCGTATTCCAACTCCAGAAGGAGACAAATATGTTTCTTACGCAAAGCTTGACCCGTTTGCGAGTTTCTTCGGTATAACAGCAGACTTCTTGGATGCTATGTCCAGAGCTGACGAAGCCAAGCGAGGAGAAGGATTTGAGCTGTTTGCACAAGCTATTACAATAGCGATGTCAGCTAACTTAATTAATAAGAGTTATGTTGCATCATTAGATCAAGCTATTGATTTGTTGCAACAGCCAGATCGCTACGCAGAAAAGTATTTGCAGTCTAAAGTTTCAAGCCTAATTCCCGCTGGTCTAGGTGGATTAGCACCTATATTTAGAGATGAGGAAATGGTTGAAATACGCTCCATTAGCGATGCCATTATGTCCAAAATCCCAAATGGTAACGGACTTGAAGCAAAAAGAAACCTGCTTGGAGAAAAGGTAAAGCGTAATTCCCCTTCTTTGGTGGACTACTTTTTGCCTACGGCCTTATCAGAAGATAAGAATGATAAGGTTATTACAGAGCTTTCTAAGCTTCATCACGGCTTTCGCAACCCCAGCTCAAGAGTGAATGGTATTGAGCTTCTTGATTACAGGCTTCCTAATGGTCAAACGGGATACGACAGGTATATGGAACTTACTGGTAGTGTGCGGGTAAACGGAAAAACTCTACGGCAATCTTTAGACAAGCTTATTTCAAGCAAGGCGTACCAAAAGCTACCAGATGAAAATTTGTTTGATGTTGATAAGTCTCCAAGAATTAGTGAAATTAAGAAAGTTCTTAATGTATATCGTAAAAAAGCTAGGTTTGATTTGCAGAATGAATTACCAAAGCTTAAAACTCAATTTAGGGTTGTTGAGCAGTTAAAAGATGCAAGAGATTCTGGAAGAAGCGTTGAGGGGCTGATTCAGCAGTTAGAGGGGAGTTAAGCCGTGCCTAACACCTACACATCTTTTTCTTTAACTTCTGGAGCTAATACTAATGAATTTACAATTCCTTTTGTTTTTTTAAATGAAGTAGATGTAAAGATAAGATCAACTATTGTAAGCCCAAATGAATCTGTAATTCCTAACAACAGGATTCTAAATTGGACATATACTCCATATTCAAACTTTTCTCAAACATTTGTAAATGGGGAAACTAATCTAGCTTTTGGAAATTATTCAATAGTTTTTGAAAACGGGCTTTACAAGGCAAGATTTTCAAAAGCAATTTATATAAACGGAATTTCAGTAACTTATAATATTTTAATTTATCGTGAAACAGCCATTTTAAATTCATATTTTTTTAGAGATGGAAGTGCAATTCAAGCCAGAGATTTAAACAATATTACACTACAAAATTCTTATGTTTTAGAAGAGATTAAAGAATATAATCAGCTATTAGATGCTTTTAATTTATCCTCTTTGTTGCAATCAAAATTAGACAAGACAGGTGGGAGTGTAACTGGAAATATAACGACAACTGGCTCTATTATTTTAAGTAATGCGTCTCAAGGTTTAACAACACCATCGGTTGCCTTAAATGGAGGAACAATATCTAATTTACCTACTCCAACTAATTCAACCGATGCAGTTAATAAAGGTTATGTTGATGGCTTAACTATTGCTGGTTCTCCATTAGTTATAACAGATAACTCTGTTACTGATTCTCACTTACGAAAAGTTGCAGACCAACAGGCCGTAACTACGGCTACTATACGGAATAGTGCTGTAACTGCCGAAAAATTGGCTACTGATTCGGTTATTAACTCAAAACTTCAAACCGATTCAATTTCGTCCCGCTGTATTCAAGCTGGAAGCGTAACAAATTCAAAATTGGCAGTAGATTCAGTAGCTAGTACAAATTTAATAGCTTCTTCTGTTACTGAAGGAAAAATTCAAAACAACGCTGTAACATCTTCAAAGCTTGGATTAGCTTCTGTAACTAATGCTATATTGGCTGATAATTCAGTTTCGGATACTAAACTACAAGCTAACTCTGTTGTCGCTTCAAAAATTGCGGTTGCATCAATCGCTTCTAATAAACTTTTAAATTCACCTTTTCAATGGACAAGTGAATCAGTTCCAACAATAGCTAATTCAGCGACAACTTTAACAATTCAGCCTACGACAATTAATGCAACTGATTCTGTTTTAAATGTAAAAGAAGTAAATGAAAATCCAGTACTTACTTCTACTAGTTACGCTCCCTTTTTTAATGCGAGTATGGGTGTTCCCCCTTTCAATCAATTTGATAAAATTAACGGGATACTTCCTTTAAGCCAAGAAGCAAAAACTATTAAAAGTGGCGATTACACTTATGATACTGCTCTACAAAAAGTTTGGACAAAACAAGCTCCATATTGCAAAGTAGTTGTAATTCCAGAAATTCCTCAATACGCACACGCAAATGTAGTTAATACTTGGCCTTATAGATTAGGATTAAAAAATCCATATGTTAATGGAGAGAATGGTTGTGTTTCTATGTTTGCTTACAGGCCAGTAGCACAAACTAGGGGTGGTCATAGTCGTGTTACTGGTTTTTATCAAAATAATCAAATTACTCAACGAACTATAACAACTTTGCCATTAAATTCGGTTATTTTTAATAACAACCCTAATATTACTTTAGATACAGCAACAGGAATTATTGGATTAGTTAATAGAAATAACAATGCGGTTATTGAATACAATAGAACATTTTTAATAATAATAACTGGAACAATTTCTACCACAGGAACATCTAATGGTCATTTTTTTATGAAATACCCAAGCCAAAGATTTCAAACCACTCCACTTACTTCAAATGCCCCACACGAATCCTCAGTAGGTTATTTATATACTCCTAATAGTGCAAATAATGTGTTTTTAAGAAGTGCCTTTGATTTTCGTTCTGTATTTTCAACTAAAGAAGCAATTACAAGTTTTAATATTCAATATTATTTTGACCACCCTACAGGTCTTTTTAATGGTGGCTATTCTGCAAAAGTTTTACTTGGAGATACAATGGCTTCTTGGAATCAAAATAATCTACCCGCTGAATGGAGAAATTTTATACCTTCGGAGGGCGAGTCAAATTCTATCTGGAATAACTATGCTGTGTGCGTCACTTTACTTGAAGTGAGTAATGTTGATTTATATAATAATATTTAATTTTATTTATGAGCCAGCAACTTCACAGAAACATAGGCCGTATTGAAGGCAAGATTGATGCCATTTTGGAAAACCAAAGCGATTTTAAGGCTACCTTTAGCAAGCACGATGACCGCTTAAAACACCTTGAAAACCATCAAATGAAAACTTTAGGGGCTTTTGGAGTTATTATTTTTTTATTTAATTGTATATGGGATTTTGTAAAAGATAAGCTTCATTCGTGAACTCATTAGAAGAAACACTTAAAACGCTTCACAAAGAGCTTGCCGAGGAGTTCTTGAGTAGGGTTCGTAGCGGGGAAGCCAGCCCTGCCGACCTAAATTCAGCCCGTCAGTTTTTAAGAGATAACGGCATTGACTCCTTGACTCTTAAGGGTTCGCCACTTATGAAACTGGCTATTGCCTTGCCTTTTGATGAAGCATTACCGCAACCCCAGCCACCTTTTAGCTTGCCTCAAATTGAGGTAAAAGGAACAATGGTAAAAACCGATGAGAGACTACAAGAAAGAATACCAGAACTACCAAGGTAGGCCAGAGCAAATCAAGAACCGCACGGCTCGTAATAGGGCTAGGAGGTTAATGATTAAAAAGCACGGCAAGGCCAAGTTGCGGGGCAAGGATGTTGACCATAAAGACAGCAACCCACGCAACAACGGCTATTCCAATTTGCGGATTATGAGCAAGAGTAAAAACCGAGCCAGACTCCACGATTGAGCCTAGACCCACGCCTTGCTGATTTTAGAAACTTCCTGTTCCTTGCTTGGCAACATCTGGGCTTACCAGAGCCAACCAAGGTGCAGTATCAAATTGCATCCTACCTGCAACACGGGCCAAAGCGTTGCGTAATACAAGCCTTTCGTGGGTGCGGTAAAAGCTATGTATCGGCGGGGTATGTCCTCTGGAGGCTGTTACTAGACCCCAAGCTAAACTTCCTAGTTATCTCAGCCAGCAAAAGCAGGTCAGACGACTTCTCTACTTTTTGTTTAAGGCTTCTTAATGATATGCCTTTGCTGGAGCATTTGAAACCTGCGGAGAACCAAAGGTGTTCCAAGGTGTCATTTGATGTTAATGGCTCTCCTGCCAGCCAAGCCCCTAGCGTTAAGAGCTTGGGTATCACAGGGCAGATAACAGGTAGCCGTGCTGATGTAATCATAGCAGACGATGTGGAGGTGTTAAACAACTCTGCCACCGAGGGGATGAGGCAGAAGCTTTCCGAGACCATTAAAGAATTTGATTCCGTAGTAAAGCCTCTTGATACCAGCAAAATTATTTATTTAGGAACTCCCCAAAGCTACAACAGCATTTACAGGCTTCTTCCAGAGCGAGGCTTTAAGACCTG